ATGATTTTTCCATAACCTTTCGTTAACATTGCGGTGATTATGTTTGTTATATTCGTTTGCGCCGTTGCATCCAATACGCCAATATCATTAGCGCCTAGTTGAAGGATGCAAACATCAGTAGATGCCACGGTTTTTGCGGCTAACAAGGCCGTCATTCTGGCAACAAACCCGGCTATGTTTTCTCCGGATATGCCATAAGTGGAACCTACCAAACCTAATGCGGAAGCCACGGACATCGTATCAACCTGCCCGTCTGAATTGGACGCGCCTACCCCGGCGCCTGCTGTCGTTGATGAACCATATTGATCCATCCGCCTTTTTGTACCGCAATCGACGACCGCCGCATCAAGCCCGACAGCAAAAACGTTAAACGTCCCCCGTGCTGAGCTTTGCCATACGTTATAGGTGTGTGTAGCGCCATCCAGTGGAATGTGGGTCGTATGATAGACCTGAGTCGCCAAAGAACACTTGTACCGGGTGTAAGCCGCTCCGTCTATAGAAACAAAAACATACGGATCAGGATTAATGACGACCATCCGGGTTGCGTTAGTTTTAAATTTTACCGACGGTATGGCAGTCCCTGAAACCAGGCTTATTGATCCTGGCAAGTAAGCGGGGACATAGTTAGTGCCGCCGCCTCCGGTTGCCGCCACATTACACGAACTCCAAGCAGTTAAGGCATTGCCGTCATTGCATTGAACCCACGTTAAAACGGGTACAATAGACGGCGAATAGGCTCCGTCAACAATAAACAACGGATTAGCTTCCGTGCTTGTGTTCGTCATCCACTTTGGGTTGAATGCAGAGCCTTTGAACCGTATACAGACTTGATACTGGCTATGGGGTTTTCCAGTAAAAATAGTATAGAAACCTGGCATTGAGGAAAGGTAAGAGGGCGTAAACCAAAGGCCATCATCAATGCTGACTTCCAAAAGAGCGGCGACAGTGCCCGATCCTGAAGAAGCCGTCATATATAAATCTGTCCCGGTCACCCAGCCATTCCAGGTCGTCGCGCCATTGACGATGCCATAGAGCGTATTAGCTGTAGTAGTCGCATCCAATGGCCCAGTAAAGCCTGATGAAACTTGAGCGTACGTATACTTCTTCCTGACTAAGGCAGAAGCTACTAGACTACGGGCATTGAACGGCCTCATTAATTTTGCTCAGGTGTTAGCTCTACAAAATAAGTTTGACCGCTGGCAGGCGTGAAAACGTCTTTGGTTTGCAATGCCCCATATAAAGTCCTGGAGGCGGCGGCACATAAAAACGCTAATCGGCAGGTCGCGTTTAGAGACTCTGCGATGTCTGAACCCGCCCCTTCGGTTGCCATCGGGTCAAAATCGATATAACCGATTTTATTGGCTTTATTAGCCGATAAATTTGTATACGCCGCGCCATCGTTAATAGCGGTCGGCGCTACATTGTAAAGATGCAATCGATAACGCGCCGTGTTGGTGCTTTGATTGGTTATTAATCGCGCTTTCGTGATATAGCCGCTCCCCGCGTTTACTCTGCCCATATTGGCAAACGTGAGAATAGTGGGCGCAGTTGTTGAATCCGAGATTGACGCTAAAGCCGCATAAGCCGTTGCGTTCGCAGGTCTGTTGAACGTGGCCGTCACGACGATACTGCTGCCTGAAACAAAGCCTATGTGGTTCTCACTGGGATAAAGTCCTGCTTGAATAGCAGATAACAAGGTGGCTTGCGCAGCTGCTGTTGCAGGCGCTGCAATAATCTTGGCTAAAATAGCGGCAAGATTACCCCCGTTCTCTAAGGCTAAGGTTCCAAGGGCTGTTGTTTGCGTATCTTGTTTTGCAGAAGTCGCAACACTACCTATATCGGCCACATTAACGTATAAAGAACCATCTGAATCTAATTGCAAAGCTGACCCTTGCCCGGATGCCAACGTTAATCTTGATGCGTTATAAATACCCCCGCCAATTAATGATTTGCTGGGTGCGCTCCCTGCGCCTATGGTTCCTTCCGCATTGGTTGCAACAGGAATCGTGGGCTGATCGCTTGCCAATACGACAGGGAGACTGGCAGCAGCGAGCGCTTGTCCGAGTGCGGGATTCGTATTGATAGTCTGCGGCACGCCGTCAGAATCTAAAACTTTTATAGTGGTTGGCATAATAAATTTTTCACTGAATTAGGGTTATGAGTCCAGAACCTTGTATCACACTAAAATCCATCGTTCCTGCCGAGTAGGAAATGGGTGTCGTAAAGTTACGCTGTAAGGTACACAGCAAATAGGCGCCATTGTAATAACAACTCAGTACATCAATTGAACCCGCTTTAGTGCTCAACGATGAACTGCCCGAAACTTTATACAGTGTGTCAAACGTCAGCAGCCGCTTACCGGTTGAATCTTGCGTAAATATAAATAACAGCGTGTCACCCTCAACCAAATGCGTCGGGTTTTCTAAAAAATGATTGCCTGACAGAACCGCTTTAAATGACGTAGATACTGAGGTATCAACGGCGATATTAGTGCCGGTCTGTGCTAATTCATGGGGTATTGAATTACCGACGACATGGCTATCATTCCAGTTGGAGGGCTGTATTAAGGTAAGGTCTGAACTGTCAGGCTTAGCACTGGCAAACCGGTGAGTTATCTGTATCTCTCGCATGGTTATCAGCCAAGATAGGTAAAGTCTAAACTATTCGTATTAGGGTTATAAGCCAGACGATATTTATTATTAAAATCAATAGTTCCAGTTATATTGGGTAAGTTAATTATGGCATTCAAATTACTGATACTACCCGTATCCCCCTTGTCACCTTTTGCCCCTGTCGCCCCTGTCGCCCCTGTTGCACCCGTTGCCCCTGTCGCCCCTGTTGCGCCCGTTGACCCCGGCGGACCTTGTTCGGCTGTCTTTATTACATTGACCGATTGTGGGTCTGTAACAAGTACATCAATGACCGGCGTGACTAAAACAATTGTGTCGGTCATCGCGTTATTTGTTCGCTAAACGGCAGCATACCGGAACACAAGCGCACCGTGTCCCCGTTTAAAAAATAGATTTCCAGATCATAAAAACCGCCCGCGCCTATTAGCGCGTCGGTATCATGAGCGGTGACATAAAAGTCTATTTTCCCCGTGGACGGCGTAAGCGTAATGCGGCTGTTCTCGGTGCTAAGTTCAAGCAAAGCCGTTATCGCCGCAGGGTCCTCACGTACCTGTAATTTTGCGGTACAATTAGTCAGGTTAATCGGTTGGCCGTTTGAATCCTGCCAGATCAGCGTATGCCGATACGTTGCGCCTTTTTCAATAACAGGTAGGTTTAATTTAGCGGCCGTCATGATTTCTTAATCTATTCGCTTGGAATTATTTGTAGAGACGCAAAATATTGCGTCTCTACGGCTTTTTTTTACGCGGCGGCCTGAACAGGATACTGTAGACGGAATTGATTGAGCACAGCGAAAACCCTTAGCTGATTCACGTAATCTGGAGGGAATAGCACATTGACGCGATTGGGATTAAGCCCATCACGTTCGACAATCAGATAGGTATTAAACGCTTCTTTATTCTCAACAATACCTAACATCATCAGTGTATCGTAAGCCGCCAACAGCTCGCCGCGAATCACTGATGGCGTGACAATGGCGTTGCCTGGTCCAAAACGGGTGCCGTCATTGGCCAGTTTGTGGCGTGCGTATTTCTGCGTGATGGCGTAGCGCAGATAGCGCAACACGTAGGCCGCTGTATGCAAGGTTTCCGAATCCAGATAACTGGGATCGGCCTGTGCAAAGGTGTTTTTCTGATAAGTCGTGATGGCCCGCTCAATCTGGATCACGCCGGATACGATAAAGCTGGTGGCGATGCCGTAGTTAAGCAGGACATTGCGTTCAGACCAGATAAACTTTTTCCCCGCCCGTGGAGCCATCAAGCCGGTGAGTTCACCGGTTTGCGTGGGTCGTGCCGGATCGGCGGCGATATAAACCGCATTGCGTGCGCCGTAAGCCGCTGCGTATTCCCAACAGGGATGCTGGCAATCAAGATCGATGGCGGCAATGGTATGGTGCGGATCGTTACGCAAACCACCGGCGGTGCTGAGTGCGCCTAATGCGCCGCGTAAAGCTGAATAACAATGCCCGTAAACTTGCCGAGACCACGACCAGCGTCCGGAAGAATCGCCATATTCAGTGGCGAATACATCCAGGCTGCCGCTGTCGGTGAAAGGATGAATAACAAAGTCGTAGGCGTCATCGCCCATGGCCGTAATCGCGCCGGTCAGTGTCGGGTTAGTTGCGCCTGTTGTAAGGAAATTACTGCCTGTATAGGTCAGCGCCACGCCAGTGGGCAGCGCTTCACCGCCTGCACTGCCCCGATAGGAATCCAGCACGGCAATATCGTTGCCGGTCGCCCCTTTCCAACGGCAGGTGAGCGTTACGACAGCGCTTGCCACGGTTGACGTGACCGGCAAATCCAGCGCCGCGTTGATGGCGGCGTTAATGTTGGTCGCGATGGCGGTAGCAATATCGGTACTGCCGACCGCGACTTGCACGCGTTGGCCGCCGATATAAAGATTGATCGTACCCGCCGCCGTGGCAGGACCGGTTACCGTGATCGTCCCGGTCGCCTGCACGCCGCCACCAGCATCAGCCACGGCCATGCACCAAAGCTCGCCGGTCGGATCGGACAGGCGGTAAATGGCATGCATACGGGCCAGCATGGAGCCTTGACCAAACAGGGCTATGGCCTGGCTGGTTTGCGAAACCAGATAAGGCACGTTGGCGACGGCAGTACCGGCGGCCAGTTTTTGCCCGATCATCAAGGATCTCAACGACTGGGTGAAATAACCGGCTTGGCTATTGTCCATTTCCGCATAAAACAGCGGGACGCGAACGCCGTTACCGGCGGGAATATAATTAAATGAGACGGCCATAACTTACCCCTTGTCCTTTTCCGCTTTAACCGGCGCATCGACCGGCGGCGTTGTTTCTATTACGTCGCCATCTTCCAGACGGCGCAGCCAGTATTGATGTGGTTCGACGTTTCGCCCTTCGGGAGGCAAAATATCGTTGCGATCCGGATCAGTCACAAACAGTCCGGAAGCGGGTTTTACAAACATGGTAACTCCTAGGGCAAAACGCCGGTGGGGGGTGATTTTACAATATGTTCTATGCGCCCGTCCGGGCCGGGGTAATGCAAATTAGGGTCGGCGGCAGGATCGATGTCGTCAACGTTAATCGTTGCACCAACAAAATGCGGCAAGGCGGCCAGTTCAACGCCCTGCCAACCGTCTTCCGGGGCTATTTCCATGTACGCGCCAAAATCGAATTGATACCATAGGCGAGAGCGGTCCAAATCAAGCAGGTTGCCACCCTGGTATTCGACGCCGCGATAGGTCACGGGGTCGGGTTGCCAGCCTATTAAGGCCTTCCAGAGCTCAGCCCGAATGCTGTCATGCGCAGAATTAATAGCTGCCTGACCGCGTTCATCCGGCGTGTTGCTGAGCGCTACGATGATGGCAAATGATTCGGTAATCGGCTGCCTGACATCGTTAAGACTCATCCGTTCGCCGGGGTTGTCGTCCAACGGGATCACGTAGGCGGCCGGGACGGTCAGGTTGCCCGCTTCATCCAAACGCTTGAAACGCGCAGAACCGGCCACGCGCCCGCCGAAAGACGGGCAATACGTGCGCAGTTGAGCAATGACGAGGTTTAAATTCACAATTTAGTTATTCGCCATGACACACAAATTCTTTGTGGATATGTTCCCTTACTATTTTTATATTCATTTCTGCTTCTTCTAAAGTATCAAACCGTTTTGAATAAGTGCATAATATTTTGAATATAAAACAATCCTTAGATACCCATGAATTAAACAATCTACGGTATCTCCAACCTTTACCCGTCTAGCTCTTGGCTTTATCCATTTTACGATTCCGGTTTGTGGATCGTAATTTATGTGTTCTCTTACTATTTCTTGCGTTAACATTCTGACACCTCATCAAAATACCTACTTTAAAAATTGTGTCAGGAGGGTAGGTTTCCCTCTTTTCAGCCGCTAAACCTAGACACAAAACTGTTATAACGTATTGATTATACTCTAGTTATGGCTCACTGCCCATCCTGCTGCTACTAATGCAGCTTTCGCTGCAAGCCCTGTCGCTGATGGAGTTGCGTTAGTCCCGCCTGTCATATTTAGAGTGCCGTTAATCAAACTTGGCGTATTCAATCTCGACTGATTAATAGACACCAGAATATTATCAACGGATGTTTGAGACAATGCACAGTTTCTAAAGGAATTTGTATAAACAGTAGCTTTAGCATTATCAAAAAAGTTAGGAGGGAATGTGGTCAATGAAGTATCCCCGTCCCATGATAAGTTAAAATTGGTAGCGGCTATCGTATTCAATAGCGGAAAGATAACTAAATTAATTAAAACTCTAAATGCTGATGTAAAGTTGGTAACTTTAGTGGTGTCAATACTTGGAAAAGTCGGTACAGGTAATTGATACCATGCAAGACTTAAATTTGTTGCGTTAGACGTGTTAATTTTTGGAAAATATTTTGCACTAAACCAGGGATAGGTTTGAAATGCGCTAGTAAAATTTGAGGTTGCCGCATAGCTAGTATCAAAAATCGTCGTCAATGTGCCATTAACCAAACCAGCACAAACAGAAGGCGTTAGATCACTCGGATAATATGTCCAACTACTGATATTAATAATGCCCTGTTCACACAGTAAAATCGTCGTCGGCGTTGGAATATATTGATATTCAACAGGATTTACACCCGCTTGCGCATTGGGCAAATAGAGATATGCACTATTATCAATGTTTTTATTGTACCGAATGGCATACGTGCCTTCGCCCGTTAATAAGGGATTCCACACACCGATATTACCAGGAGCCGATGAGTATTTTCCAGATGCTTTGATAACAAAAGTGCCTTGCTCGGCGTTGTACCAACTTAAACCTACACCTGTTAAACTGGCAACATCGGCCACACGAGGCGTATTG